CAAGTACAAAAATATATTGACGACTGCCTAGCAGTTAAAGCTAAATATCCTAAAGGAGATAATTAATTATGGCATTAGTAAAACTACAATCAGAAGGTCTTAATCTAGCAGATAACTTTGCTTTCACAGGTACAGTTAGTGGTGCAGGTGGAACTAACACTCCAGCTTTTTTTGCAAAACTTTCAGCAGATGATAGTTCAACTTATACAGACCAAGTCACTGTAAAAATTAGATTTAATACAGAAGTTTTTGATACAGATAGTGCTTATGATAATTCAACAAATTATAGATTTACTGTACCAGTTGGTGGAGCTGGTAAATACCAAATAAATGTTGCTGCTGTTTTAAATAAAAGTAATGATGTATATAAGACAACACTCTTTTTATATTTAAATGGAAGTGCTAGTGGTTATGAGTCCAATGGTAGAGATAATAATACAAACACAGCATATAATGTTTGGTGTAGTCTTAATCCAATTTTAGATTTAAGTGCAGGAGATTATCTAGAATGTTATTTTTATTATGATGTAGGTTCTGGCACAGGGACTTTAAAAGGAAATAGAACTTTTTTCGGTGGATACAAATTAATAACATAGGAAAATTATGACAAACTTATCAACTAAAATAAAACTTTATGCAAATAAAGAAATAGATTTTCAAAAAGATGTACTCTTGCAAGATGATAGCAATGGCAAAGGTGCTTACATTAAGGAATGGAACTTACCAATAGCTAAACCTACTTTAGAACAATTAGAGCAATATGATGCTCAAGCAGATTTAAATGATGCTATGGCTAATTTAAGACAAAAGAGAAATGCAGCACTTGCTCAATCTGATTGGTCTGTACTTACTGATGTTCCTTCTAACCCAGCTACTAAATCTGCATGGATGAATTACAGAACTTTACTTAGAAATATTACTAATGGTTTAACCACTAAAGAAGAAGCTAATGCAGTAACATTACCACTTCCTCCGAAATAAGCCATGCCTAGACAAACCTCAACAGAAGTAAAATTAGAGTTTATCTGTAGAGAGTTAAGAGATTTAAAAGACGAACAAAAACAATTAAGAGCAGCAATCAATCAGGGTCGTGGAGCAATATGGTTATTATTAATAATAGCTGGATTAGTCTCTGGCTTTTATAATTATTTCAGGTAATATAGTGCATTATGGCAAATACATACAAGAATGCAAATTACAATCTTACTACTACGGCTGTAACAGATATTTATACCTGTCCTCCTAATTCTACAGCCATCATTAAAAAAATTCATTGTGTTAATTATGGAACAACAGCAATAATTAAAGTTTTTTTATACGATAGTTCTAATACTACTCAATACCAATTTGCAGAACGTTCTATAGTTACTGGATCAAGTTCAGAGACAATTGGAGATGGTGTTTTTATTTTAGAAGAAAATGATGTATTAAGACTACAAGGAGCTAGTGCCGATACCTTTAGTGGTACAGTTGCAATATTAGAAATAGATTTTTAAATGGATGCAATTAGTATTCCAAAAGAGAGTATTAAAGCTGTATGGAATTTAGTTGAAAATGATATCACTAAAGCACTAATACGTTCTGGTGGCTATGCTAATTCTGATTACTTTAAACAACAATGTTTAGAGGGCTTTTTTCAGTTATGGATTGTCTGGGATTCAGAGAACAAAAACAAGTACTTTGGAGTCTGTGTAACGGAGATTATTGTAAGACCTTTACAAAGATGCCTTAATATTCGTATAATGACAGGTAGACATAGGCAAAAATGGCAACATTTATTAAAAAAAATAGAGGTCTGGGCAGCGTTAAATAACTGTGATAAAATGGAGCTTGTTGCAAGACCAGGTTGGGAAAGAATTTTAAAGAATTTTAAATACTCTAAGAGTCATGTATTGTTAGAGAAACCATTAAAAAGAGGAGTAAAATAATGTCAAGCGGTGGCGGTGATGAAAATACTACCAAGATAATAACAGATCCTTGGGCACCAACAACTGGTGGTTTAAATCAAATTATATCAGAAGCTAAAACAGTTTATGGACAAGGCCCAGCATATGCTGCACCTAGTCAAATAACATTAACTGGTTTGGCTGCACAAGAACAATTAGCAGGTTCTGCTAACCAACAACTAGCTGCGACTGTAGCTGGTAAATATTCTAATCCATTTTTATCTCCTATTATATCTGGTGCTGCAAATGAAGTTTATAGCAATGTAGCTAGTCAATTTAGTGGAGCAGGTAGAACACCAGGTGGTCAAGTTTCTCAACAACAAGTTGCAACTGGTATTGCAGAAAAAGCATTACCTTACGCTTTTCAATCTTATGAAAATGAAAGAGGAAGACAATTACAAACTGCACAACAACTTCCTAGTTTAACTTCTGTAGGACAGACTATGGATGATATGGAAAAAGCTAGACTTAATGCTCCTTATGACAATTTAGTAAATTACGCCAATATTATGAATCCTATTGCACGAGGTGGACAAACACAATCAAATGTTAACCCAGCCCCTAATCGTTTAGGTATGGCTGCTGGCGGTGCTATGATGGGATCTCAACTTGGTACTGCCTTAGGTGGAAGTAGTGGTGGAACTTATGGAGCAATATTGGGTGCATTAGGTGGCTTATTATAGTTATGAAGATTGTACCAGTTAAACAAGGTGGTGTATTAAACTACCTTGGTAAACAAAAAATTATATCGGCTCCTATCAAATGGAGGTCTGCACCAGATCATCCATTATCTCATTTAGTTTATATTACAGATGACGAAATAAAACTTCTTATTAAAAAAGATTTACACAACTCTATGCCTGATGGAAAAGCCAATCTTGGCCCAGCTGGACTTAGAAGTTTAAATGGAGGAGGTGGAGGTTCTGAAGGTGCAGGAAGTTCTGATAGTGGAGGAGGTGGTTCTGATAGTGGCGGAGGTGGTTCTGATTCAACAGATACTGGAGATATGGGTTCAGAGGCAGCTAATGATGCATCTACTGCTTCTGGTGCGGCTTCCGTAGGAGGAGATAGCTCAAATAGTTTTGGTGGTTATGATCCTGATGCTGGTTTTACTACTTCACCACAAGATCAAGTAGATACTGGGGATTTAGGAAGTGAAGCGGCTAATGATGCTGCTACTGCTTCTGGTGCGGATTCTGTTGGGAAAGGATATTTTAGTTCATATAGTAAAATTGGCTCTAAAATGACAAATATATCAAATTATATGAAAGGAAATCCAGGAACAACACTTGGATTAAACGCTATTAGTATACTAACTGGAATTCCTGGTTTAGCACTCGCAAATGCCATTAATAGTATTTATGGTACTCCATCGACTAGTACCTCTACAAACTCAGATGGTGATGGTTATGATTCAAATCAAATTGCTCAAATATTAACTCAAGTAGACAATCAATATACTGGCGAATCTACTGCAAAAAAGTTTGCCCAACAGTACCCAAGTTCTACACAAAGTGGTACACTATCTTTTCAAAGTGCATACAATACAGCTAAACAAAATTTAGGATCTTTATTGACTGCACCTATGTCACCATACGGAAACAATGCTGTTTCAGCTAGTCCGTTTTTTGACTATTTAAAAAAGAATAATTTAGATAGAGGAATATTATAATGTTATTAATAGACGAATTATTAAAAAAATCTACAGGTTTGCAATCATTACTTGGTGGAAGTATGGATGACGCTAGTGGAATGAATTCAGACTTTGAACGACCTGTTGAAATACCAAATCCTAATTACAAACCAGATTCTAGAAGTAACCTACCCGATTTTCTTAATCCTGAAAAGGACAAGACAACTGTTCCAAATCCAGATTATCAAAGAAAAGTATCTCCTCTTGTAACTGGAACAGCATTTGAAAAGAATTCACCTGTAGCTAAAGCAACCGATATATCTATTGATAATGTAGTTCCTCAAGAAAAACCAAATGCTATAACTGAATTAGGAAAAAACCCTGGTTTGTTTAAAAATATATTTGGTATGGGTATGGACAAGATGGCTGAGAATTGGAAAAAAAAAGGTGGATTTGAAGGTTTAATGGCCAATCCTGGTTTCTTATTAGGTATGTCTATATTACAAAGTTCAGCACAAGGACAATCTATTGGTAGTGGAGTATTTGATGCGGCAGTTAAAGCTGGAACAATCTCTGCTGCGTATGCAGATAGAATTAAAGCTAGAGCTACAGTTGTTGCACCTATTAGTGATGATCAACGTGAAGAAGTAAGATCAGTGTTAGCTGAAAGTGATATTTTTACAGGAAGTGTTGGTCAAAAATTTAAGAACTTTATGAAAGGAAAAAATACTGAAGCACTTAATAGACGTGCAATAGATGATATTGCTGCACGAGCTATGGATAACATGAAAAAAGATGCTGGTAAGTATGGTGGAAAACAAATTAGATCTAGACGGGAGTACTTTGAAGAAGCTGCAAAAGCCTTACAAAAAGAAAATAAAATTGAAATGTCTGAAAAAGGTTTTATGTCTTGGTTGTTTGGTAGAGGAGTTCAATCAAACTCACCTGGTTTAGCTAAAGGTGGCCCCGTTAAAGCTGGTAAAGATTATATAGTAGGTGAAGAAGGCCCAGAAATGTTTGTATCTGAAACTAACGGAACTATTATTAACAATGATGATTCTAAAGTGGTAAGTATGTTATTGGAATCCAATCCACAACTTAAGAATGTATCTAGAGCAAGAGCAGTAAAAATCTTAAAAGCAAGATTTCCTGATTACTTTTAATGAAATATAGTATCTTTTCAAAATTTAGAACAGTAGGTAATAAACCAGCAACTGTAAAACTACCATCTCAAGTAACACCTAAAGTAACTTCATCTTTTGATGATATGTTAAAAAAATCTAGATCATCTAAACTACGTAGAGAGTTTGGAACTGATATGCCTAAATCATTTTATGAAAGACCACCGCTTATTTCCTTATCTCAAGAACGTGCTTCTAAAGTAGGAAGACGTGTAGAAAGTGGAGCATTAGGGAGAATGTCTAAAATAAGAAATGCTGCTGCATCTCGTATTAAAGCTAAACGTTTAGAGTTTGGAAAAGAAAAAACAAAACTTTTTACTAGAACTAATGTAGGATTAAAGCCAACTCCATTTGCTAAAAAAGTTAGAGAGAAAATTACTTCTTTGCAGACTAGGGCATTTAAACTAGCTGAAACAAAGGGTATAAAAGCTGAAGCAAGAATGTCAGAAAAATTAGGAGTAGGTGTAAAAAGATTAGGTTCCTCTATAGCAAGTAAACCAAAAACAAGCAAAAGCCAGGAATTGAATTGGGGCTTCGATGAAAGCAATTCAAATCCCTTCGATACCTGGAAATTTAGATAATGTCTAATGAGTTGTATCTCAATGATACAAATCTGAAAGATCCTGTTCAAGATCTAAATGATCCTTTAGCAGATCCTACCCAAGTACAAGAACAAACACCACCTGGATTCTTCTCAACTCTACGTAATCCTATGGAGTTAATCTTTGAAGAATCTTTACCTGCATCCTTATATCAATACGTTACTGGTAATACTAAAAAAGTCCAAGCTGAAAAAGCATTAAAATTCTTACAAGCATACCCTCAATTACAAGGTACAGGTCAGTATAAAGAAGCTGAACGTGTTTACAAAAAATATGGTTATCTGTTAGAAGAAGGTGAGCAGTCTTTTGATGTTGGTGAGATAGTTAAAATGGCTAAGAAATATCCTGGAGTAGTTGGTGGGGAGTTAGTTAATATGCTATTAGCGGATCCTTATTTAATACTATTGCCTGCTACTTTGTTTGCTAAATTAGGCAGAGGTGTTGTTAACGCTGGTAAACTTAAATACTCAAGTAAGTTTAAATCATTACCTTCAACCACTAAAGATCTAATTGCGTTACAAGCTAAACGAGATATTAAACATGGTGCAATGGCATCTGTGTTATTACCATTTGCCTTTAGTACTGGACTACAATTAGGTGAAAAGGGTGAGATCTCAGCAAGTCGTACTACAGCAGAAACTACTTTTGGGGCAACAGCTGGATTACTTACCTCATTAGCATTTGGTGGTATATCGGCTTTAGCTAGTAGAGATATGGGTATTGCTCCAGAAAAGTTTAATGCAGCATTTATTAATCGTATTAAAAGTTACAAGAATCCTTTAGACGCTTTAGAATTTAATGAAAATGGAGTTATTAGATCACTAGATGATACCTTAAAAGATCTTAGATCTACAATTAAAGATTTAGACCCAGTAAAAAAACATGAAATTATTCTTGGTGGTAAACCCTTTAAGTTTACTAAAGCCGAAGCTGAAGCAGCTTCTATTACCTCTAGTGTAAGAACAGTTAGAGAATCGGCTTATGATGCCATTAAAAGTTCTGCTATTAAAGCTAGTAGTCTAGGAGCAATAGGTGCAGTTGCTCAATTCTTAACAGAAGAAGATGAAAAATTAAAAGAATCTTTAATTGGTTTTGGTGCTGGAGTAGGTGTGTATGCTGCATATAAAGGATTAGCTAAAGCATTTGGTTGGGCAAAGAAAGTTCCTCAAGCTACAGTTGATTTTGAAATAATGGAACAAGCTACCAATATTCTAAATGCTAGAGTAAATAGCGAAGCTAGCAATGTTATTTCTATGTTTAAAAATGCTGTTCCTGAACCTACTGGGCGTAGGAAAATATTTCATTACATACAGGGTACTACAGTTGACGATAAGTTAAACTTTAATCTTAGAGGCAGAGTCTTAACTAAACTTGACTTAACTCCATTGGAATTAGAAGGTGCAGAAATGATACGTAAAACATTAGATACTATTTACGATACATTACAAAGAGAATTTAAAGATATTCCTTTTACATTTAACTATAGAAGCAATTACTTACCTTTAATATTTGATGACTTTCGTGGTGCAAATAGATTTAATTACACAGATGAAGCAATACGTAGCTTTGGTAATGCCTCTACTTCAAGTAGATTTTTCTATAAACGTACCTTTGATTCTATTAACGAAGCCTTAAAAGCTGGTAAAAGAATTAAACCTGGCATGGATGATCCTGCTGAACTACTAAGAGTATATACATTTGCTCTATCTAAATCGTTAACCAATAAAAACCTAATACATTATTTAAGTAATAAAAATATTATTGTTGGTAAAACTGCTAGTAACAACCCAATAAGTCTTCGTTTGTTTTATAATAAAAGAGATAGACAATTTATACCCAAGTATTACGAAGAACAGTTTAGACCATATAAGCATCGTATTTTAGGAGATCAAGAAGTTTATGTACATCAAGATATAATAAAATCTTTAGAAATGCTATTTGATGCAAGTGATGAGCCAAAACTAATGGGAGCATTGTTTACTATCAATCTAATGATGAAACGATTAGCTGTAGCAGCGTCATTCTTTCATGCTGGTGCTTTAGTTGAGAGTATGGTCTTTGCTGGAACTTCATTTAAAACAATAGGTAAATTTTTAAATCCAAGAAGCAGGCAGGAAATTCTTGAGATGATTGAAAATCCATCACTGACAATTAAGAATATGGATAATCTTCAAACAGCAGCTAATAAATTTGGGTTTAAAAATCTAGTTGATTTTGCTAAAGCATCTAGATTAAAAATCTCTACTCCAGAAGATGTTGGCTTTGATAGATTCTATGCAAATATAAGACAAATAGAACAGCTTATTAATCATCAATTTGGTTTTAAAACAACTGGGAAAATAGAAAAAGTTTTTAAATGGTTTGATAGAATTACTTGGGATCGTTTATTTTCACAAGCTAAAATTTATACATTCTTAAGACAGTTAGATAAAATAGTAAAACCAGGAGATACTAAATCTGTTATTCATCATAAAGCTACAATAGCTGCACAGTTTACTAATGATGCTTTTGGTGGGCAAGACTGGACAGCAATCACTCAAAAAATAACAAATCCAACATATAAGAAATTAGCACAGACTTTATTTGCTCCAGGCTCTAGAGGGTATATGCAGTTACTAATGTTTGCCCCTGATTGGACAATAAGTAATCTTAGAATTATTGGAAAGAGTCTTCCTTTGTTTGAATCAGATCCTATGGCTAGAAGTATGTATCAAGCATACTTTGCAAAAGCAGCATTAATGTACGGTACTATTGGTACTGGATTAAACTATATGTTTAGTGGTCATTCTCAATTAGAAAACAAAGATCCTACTAGAATAGATCTTGGTGATGGGCAAGTACTTACATTTAGTAAACAATTAATGGAGCCATTCCATTGGATTACTGATCCACAAAATACTGCTCTTAAAAAAATAGGATCCTTACCAAGAGGAGTAATGGAGATACTTACCAATAAACAATACTTAACTACTAAGTGGAGTCCTAATTTAACTACTAAAGATGATAACTCTATTGAAAAAGCCATAAAGATTGGTGGTAAAGCAGGTGAAAAATTCTTGCCTATTTGGTTACTTAGTTCAGTTAAAACAGTATCTGACAGATACGAGCAAGAAGGTATTAGTGCTGACTTAGCTTCTGACGTTGGTTTAGATTATGTATTGGGACAACTAGGTCATCCAAGATACAAAGGCCCTCGTACCAGTGCATACAAGTTAAAAGGCTTAGCCAGATCTCCGTATGAAACACTGTTCTAAAATCGTAGGTAGATTTCTAAAACAAATACTAGTATAAATTAAGAATGTATAAATCAATACTTGTCATATCTGACACTCATGTTCCTTACCATCACAAGGATTTATTTCCTTTTCTAAAGGAAGTTAAAAAACAACTTAACCCAGATAAAGTGGTTCATATCGGTGATGAATTAGATAAACACGCTTTGTCATTTCACGATAGTGATCCAGATCTTCCTAGTGCAGGAGATGAATTAAGAATATCATTACCCATCATAAAAGAAATGGAGAAGTTATTTCCTAAAGTTGATCTTTTAGATTCAAATCATGGATCGCTTGTTTTTAGAAGATCCTTAAAGCATGGAATACCAAAAGCATATCTTAAACACTACAATGATTTTCTACAGGTAGGTAAAGGATGGCAATGGCATGATGACTTAATACTTACAACTCCTCTTGGGCCCGTTTATTTTTGTCATGGAAAGATTGCTGATGTACTTACACTTGCTCAATCTATGGGAATGAGTTGCGTACAAGGGCATTATCACAGTTCATTTAATATTAAATACTATGGTAATTCATTAGGGTTGTATTATGGATTACAAGTTGGCTGCCTAATTGATAAAGACTCATTAGCTTTTAGATATAACAAAACTCAAAGGGCTAGACCTATCATAGGCTGTGCTGGTATAATACAAGGATTACCTAAACTTATACCAATGGTGTTAGATAAACATGGACGATGGATCGGAAAAATTTATTCCTAGAGGGATTAGAAACAATAATCCAGGAAATATAAAGAAAAACTCAGTTGATTGGAATGGACTTGTTCCTGAAGATGAACAAACCGACAATACATTTTTTATATTTGAAAGTCCCAAATACGGAATTAGAGCAGTAAGCAAGATACTCATTACTTATAGAAGTTATGGATTAACTAATATCTACTCTATTATTAATCGTTATGCTCCACCTATTGAAAATAATACAGAGAGTTATAAAGAATTTGTTTCTGTTAAAGCAGGTGTAGGAATACTACAAAATTTAGAAAATACTATAGAAGACTACTTGCCTATCGTTAAAGCCATTATTGAAATGGAAAACGGGGTTCAACCATATGATGAAGAAACAATCTTAGAAGGGATGTATTTAGCATGGAATCAATAATGAAGTTTATTAATCACATTGCAGGTAAAATTGAGAATTATACTTGGCGTAAACTCTATGCACACAGGTGTAATAAAAAACATGAGTGCAAATGCAAATGAAAAGTTTAGCTTGGCAACGTAAAGAAGGTAAGAATTCTAAAGGTGGTTTAAATGCAAAAGGTAGAGCAAGTTATAATAAAGCTACAGGTGGAAAATTAAAAGCTCCTAGCAAGAAAATTGGAAACAAAAGAAGAACATCATTTTGTGCTAGAATGAAAGGTATGAAATCTAAGTTAACCTCTACAAAAACAGCTAGAGATCCTAACAGTAGAATAAACAAATCATTAAGAGCATGGAATTGTTAATATGATACCATTTTTAGGACTAGCAAAACTATTTAGTAACCCCTTAACTAAGTACTTGGGTGAAAAGGCTATAGGGTATTTCGAACATAAATCTGAAATACTAAAGAATGAACGAATAGCTGAAATAGAACTTAGTAAAGAAGTTCAAGTACAACAAATTAAATCATCAGAGAAATCCTGGAAGGACGAATATTTAACTATTGTATTTACCTGTATTTTAGTTGCACACTTTATACCTCAGTCTATGCCATTCATGGCTCAAGGGTGGCAACTACTTAAATTAGCCCCGTCAGAATTTTGGTGGGTTATACTAACTATTGTGTCAGGTTCATTTGGTATGAACATAATGGACAAGTTTAAAAAATAAAGTGGAAACTTTTATTATGATAGTTATGTTGTGCCATATTGGCCCAACTAATCAAGAAGGCTGTATACCTATGGTACAAAACCCACATGTATATTATTCAACTGAACAAAAATGCAATGATGCTTCTATTCAAAAAAGAAAAGAAATGAAAAAAATAGCGATAGAAAACAATATTACTGTTATTAATATATATTCTACTTGTGTAGAAGACAAATCTAAACAAGGTGTTTAAACAATGAATCTTCTTGTTAAACACAATGAACAAATAAAAAAAGAAGAAGCTGATAAAGTTCTTCTCAAAAGTAGAAAAGAAGTAAATATTAATGCTAATGGATCAGGCTACACTATTAAAGTTGGTTCAAACAAAGATAAAGTTCTAGGTTATAATCCAACCAAATCTAAAGAGATATAATGAATATTGTAAAACTACTTATACCAAAACATCTTGTTTTCTTATGGGTGTCTTGTAATAAAAAGATGGATAAAATAGTAGATCACCTTAACCCTTTTATGTATATTGGTATGTAATGTTCGAATATAATGAAAGACCTAAGCCAAGTAATCCAAACCCTAAATAATGGCAAGATAAGTATGTTTATACTGCTGTGGGAGACTTTAGTATACTCTGCCCTCTAAAGAACAAATTGGTGCAAAATTAGGTACTCTTTGTAAGGAATTTAACCAATTAAGATCTGATTACACACCCTTAATTAGATAATCTCTCTCAAGAATCATCTCTAGGTAGTGAATTGCTTTTTTGATGTCTTCTGCCTTATTCTTTTTAGAATGTCTGCAAATATACTTAATAGCATTTCCCTCTGCAAAAAGAAGTTTATTATCATTAATAAATTTAGCAGGCTCAATAGCAAAGTTTTGATAATGAGATCCACCAATCTGTTTAGATAATACTTTGTCGAAGAATATTTTGTTGGTCATTTTTTCCTTTTAGTAAATAGAATTTCTTGTTGTGCAGCATTAATTTGCATCTCACCTTTGTTTCGTAATGCTATTATTTTATCTCTTAGATACACAGGTTCATAACCTGCTAAGTCAGTAATTAAACAAAAGTCTTGACTCATTGAAGTTAACCACTCAATAGCTTCTAGTTTATAAGAAAGTTCAGGATTATTAGTTCTATCATAATTTGCATCTTCAATTGCTTGAAGAACAACAGCTTTGAATAAATTTTCTTCTTTACTCTTTTCTGTCGGTATTAAGGCTATCGTCAACAGCGACTTCATAAGTGGTTCTATCTTTTTTAGTTGGATTATCCTTCCACTTATAATCCGATAATCTTGTTTTTTTATACTTTTCTAAAGCACTTACATCTGAATCAGCTTCAATTTCTATGAAGCCAATAAGGTTACAGTACTTTCTAAAAGAATATTTTTTCATATATTATTTCGTCTACGACTCGCTTCTAATGTTCTCCAAACATCTATGATTAAACATTCTTTTGATCTTTTGTTTTCAACTGTATTAACTTGTTCTGCTAAAGCAACTTTTTCATTAATATGAGTTAAGTAATTATCTGAAGCATAATACCTATGCTCCTTAGAAGATATAGTTCCATCTTCTTTATTATTCACTATGTGGATAGCTTTATCTCTCTTGGATTTGTCTTTCAAATACTCTAATCCTGCAGTTAATTTAGCATGATCTTCATCTGTTTCGGACAAATACTTAAGAGCTTCTTCAAGTCTTTTTTCCGTTATCATTTTCTACTCCTGTTGGTTTAAAGGTTAATTCTAATTTAGTTACATTCCAAAACTTTAACTTAATACA